CCAGCAAACTCGTTAGTAATAGATGCGAGCGGTCATCTGTTGGTGGGTAAATCGACTTCAGCTTTTGGAACTCAAGGCATTGAACTACAGAGCGATGGAGAATTAATAGCTACAAAGAATGGTACGCCTATCTATGTAAATCGTATAACAACAGATGGGGCGATGCAAAACTTTTACCAAGACGGCTCTGCTGTGGGGAGTATTTTAACTTCTGGCGGTACTGTTGTTTATGCTGGTAATTCACATGGTATCATGTTTAACGGAGCTTCTGGAGTACCTTCTAATAACTCTGGTACTCGTGTTGATAACGCAGTCGATCTAGGGGCTTCAGGACATCGTTATAAAGACCTCTACCTGTCTGGGGTAGTCTACGGAAGCGATACTACGGGCAATCCTGTTGGTAACCACAACCCCGGATATATGCTGCACCCATCTAACGGAGCGCACTTCCAGCGTGATGGCGGCAATCCAGTTCGCATTGGTCGTGATGCATCAGACGGTAGTCTAACTGAATGGTACAGACAAGGCGCACTTGTGGGGAATGTGGGCATTCAGTACACCGATAACTTTTACGTTGCAGGTAATAGTAGTCACACGGGTATAGGTTTCGGTTCATCCACTATCTACCCTGTTGATTCCACAGGTGCTGAGCGTGATGCTCATAGCAACTTAGGCTCTTCAAATGGACGCTTCAAAGACCTCTACCTCTCAGGCGGTGTTTTCATTGGCGGGACTGGGGCGGCAAATAAAATAAGCGATTATGAGGAGGGAACTCATGACATTACATTAAATCAAGGTGGTGTAGGTATTAATTCTTCATATGTAACATGGAGATACACTAAAATTGGTCGGATGGTTTATATAGAAGGTTTGTTTTTGGCAAGCAGTAGTGGCGATACAAATGTTCTTATAATTAACCTTCCATTTACCTACCTTGCAAAGTCAGGAAATACAGCTGATCAAATTGTACAAACCGTTGGGGCGTACCAAGTTCCTACTGGTTCAGGAGGCATAAAGGGAACCATAACAGCTGGGACATCTAAATTAGAATTTAAAAAGACAGTTGATAATGGAGTATGGACACCTTTGATAGGTACCGACATGGCTTCAGGAGATCACCTCTATGTAAACTTAGCTTACCCAACATCATAACACCCCTGTTGGATCACAGGGTAGTCAGTCCAACCATCACAGGAGATAAACGATGGCACTAACAGAACGAACAGTTGAAGACAAAATTGAGATTGTCGGCGACTACAAGCACATCCAAGTACGCACAGCCACAGTGATTGAACGTGACGGTGCAGAGATCAGCCGTGGCTTCTCACGCCATGTTGTTGCACCTGATGCAGACATCTCAGGTGAAAGCACTGAGGTGCAAGCCATCTGTGCAGCGGTTCATACGCAAGCGGTCAAAGACGCATATGCGGCCCATGTAGCTGCACAAGAAACACCCTAATTTAGAGGACTAGCTATGAGCAAGGCACGGATACTCGCAAATCTGATTTCAGACAATGCTGAACTGGCTGACGGACAGATTTCCGTTGCAGAGGTCGTTGGCGCTGCTCCACTGGCTTCTCCTACTTTTACTGGTACGGTAACGACAGCCGCCGTTACAATGAATGGCTACCTAACGGTCAACGGCGGTGGGGTTGATGTAAATACCGTTATCTATCCTAATGGTATTGCGATGGAAGATAGTCGTGCCATTAGCTTTGGTACGGGTGCTGACTTTGAATTATCCAGCGGCGGCACTTTTCTTGATCATAATCTAAAAGACAATGCTAGGCATCTACGCATAATTAACGGCCTTACTGAGCATCATAGGTTCAGCGGCGATGGTAGTGTTATTTTTAATAACAGCGGTGCCGACGCAAACTTCCTAGTTAAAAGTGACAACAATGACCATATGTTATTCCTTGATGCAGGGAATGACCGTATTGGTATTGCTAACTCAGCACCTACTACTACACTAGACGTATCTGGTACTATTACTGCCGATAACTTTACGAATGTAGACTTGTCGCCAATCGCTTCCACCATATCCGACACAGCCGTAGACGTATTCGTGTACGACACCTCAAAGGACAGCGATGGCGGTGCATGGCGCAAACGCACACAGCATACCAGTTGGTACAATGAAGCTGCATCTAGCACCCGTGGCTCTCGTAAGGAGTTCCCAGCGGTTGCTGTTATTGTGTTGGAAAATTATGCTTTATCCATTTACGATGGCGATGATCCTGACTTACCACTTTGGAAAGAAATGATCATGACATCCGCTGCCAATACTTACTGGTTTGGTTTTGGTGCTGGATACCCTTTTCCAAAAGCCGTAAGCGCATTAAATGGTGAAATATCTCTGGTAAATAATGATGCAGGAAACTCTTCTGCGGGTCTAACAAGGGTTCGTTTTATACAAGATGATATTTATCGCAACGCTTACAGTATATCTTACTCTGGTAAATATGAATACAATATCTCCAACTATAGTACCACAAATGGTTCCTACGATCAAAATGCTAATATTATTGTAAGTAACCGTTCTAACGATGTAGCCATGACCGTTCTGCCCAACGCCCCGATTGATGCTGCTACGGGCCTTCCCGCTGTAACCACGGCAGTAGCTACCGATGGTGGTACTTCGGTTATCAAGGATGATGGGACTGTTGTTGATATTACGGGGTTTCAACCAGTAGAAAATGTGAACTTTTCTGGCGATAAACTTGCGATTAACACCCCAGTTAGCAGCAATTCTTTTATTAACATCGGCCCTTCTACTTTGTCCACCGATACAACCTCTAGTGCTTGGAAAGAAGTTGAGATTAACAGCACCAATACAAACGACTTTAAGGTTCTGACTAATACTGCAAACCATCAAGTTTTCGACAATACTTATTACAGTGCTGGATCAAATGGACTGTTAGCAGTGTTACCAGACTACGCAGCACCTCAAACAAGTTTGTACGCCTACACCACATCCTCGTATGCCACAGGCCATATGGTAGGCGACACTAAACTCGCCACCTTGTCCGACACCTCAACAACCAATGTTACTGGCAGTGATCTTGTTGGTAGTGCAACACTTTATGCAACTGCTAGGATTACATCCCGTACCTACACTGCGGGTTCGTCTACGGTAGGCATTGATGATGCTGAGGCAACCGTTGATGGGTATGTTGGTCTTACTATGGGTGGGCTTACCTCTGGCAAAGTCTACACGGTTACTATTGTTGGTAATCAAACGTATACGCCAACAACAAACTACTTCAATTTTATATCTGTAAACGATAGCACAAACTACGTCATAGATGGTGCGCTACAAGGAACGACAACCCCGCAAAGCATAACCTTTACAGCGGGGTCTACCAACAGAATATATTTCTACAGCGGCTATTCTGGCGGTACTATCAACTATACTTGGACGTTACGCCTAGCCGAAGAGGACCGCAGTGTGAACAACAACGGCCTACAAGTGTTCGGCACTGTGACCAAAACGGCTGTAGCTACTGGTGCTGATCTGGTGGCGTATAGTGGGTTTAGTAGCAGTAACTATCTCAAGCAACCATATAACAGCGATTTAAACTTTGGCACTGGAGATTTCACTTACTCTTTTTGGGCTTCGGCTCCATCAAGTGGAACTGATAGATTATGGTTGACCCACGGTAAATACAATACAGCAAAAAGCGGTTTAAACATTCTCCAGTATAACTCAGGGGGGTCAGGCGATGAGGCTCATTTTTATGTTGGTAATGCGGGGGCGGGTTATGTTGTCGTCACTGGAATTGAAGGTACGGGTCTGCATAATTGGGCTGTGGTACGAAAAAGCGGAACCTTAGAAGTTTATCGTGACGGTAAGCTGGCAGGTTCTGTCGCAAATACCAATGACATAAATCTTTCAAACGAAGCAATAAAAGACTTATATGTTGGCGTAGGACTTTCTGGAAGTAGCGTATATAACTACGGTGCTGGCACATTAGCCCTTCTCCGCATCTCAGCCACCGCCGCATCTCCAGAACAGATAGCTAAAATCTACGAGGACGAGAAGGTGCTGTTCCAAGAGAATGCCCAAGCAACCCTCTACGGCTCGTCTGATGCGGTAACAGCTTTGGCATACGACGATAGCACAGAGTTGCTTCATGTCGGTACAAGCGCAGGACGTTCAGTCTTCCAAGGATTACGACGAGTAGACAACACAACAACGGCGGTATCGGCAGCGATTAGTGCCTCAAACAATCTGGTAGGGGAGCAGTAAGATGACGGTAACTGTAACACAGCCTAGCATCAACGTCCGTGAAAAGCTGGCAGAACTAGACAAACCCACAGGTATAGCTGGCGAGGCTATGTTGAGGGCAGAGACACCACAGGAACAACAGGCTCTGATTGGTGTTGGTCGGCGTAACATTATTATAAATGGTGCTATGAATTTTGACCAACGCAATAGTGGTTCTGCGGTTACGCCAACGGCTGACCAAACATACACTCTTGATAGATTTTCAGCTAGGTTAAGTGCTGCAAGTAAATACTCTGTCCAACGAGTAGCAGATGGCCCTGCCGGATATTCTAATTCTTTAAAAGTAACTTCAGCAGCCGCTACAACTGTTGGTACTAATGATTACTACCAGATAAATACTCCAATAGAAGGCTATAATACAAATCAACTTGCACAAGGTTCATCTGATGCAAAGCAATTTACACTTTCTTTTTGGGTAAAAAGTTCTCTAACTGGTACATTTGGAGGGGCTTATTCTAATAACGCTGGTAATAGATTTTATGCTTGGACTTATACGATAGATGCGGCAAACACTTGGGAACATAAATCAATAACGATCACAGGATCACCAGACGGATCATGGGAAAGCACTACTAATTCTGGTTTATGGGTCTACTGGACTTTAGGTGCTGGTAGTGGTCAACAAGGTTCACCCAATTCTTGGAGTACAACTTTTAAACGTGGGCCAACAGGTGCTACTAATGTTGTAGCAACCAGTGGTGCGACTTGGCAGATCACAGGTGTCCAACTAGAAGTAGGCAAAGTCGCCACGCCTTTTGAACACCGATCCTATGGGGAAGAACTGGCTTTGTGCAGTAGGTATTTTCAGAGGCTAAAGTTCAATGGCGGTTATACCAAAGTTTGTTTGCAATACGGCACGACATCTGGTCTTTTTACTATAGAGTATTCTACTAAAAGATCAATTCCAACGATAGTCACATTACCTACACCCACTACGTCTACTAATCAGGTAAACGGTATATCTCTTCTTACTTCATCTGGAAGTTATAGAAGTGCTACTGGCAGCGAAACTGTAACAGCATCTCATATTTCAGAGGACACATGCAGAATTAACCTAGCTGGTTTTGCTGCATCAGGCTCTACTGGGGATGCAACTTGGGGATATTTTACTACTACATCCAATCCATCTGGATGCCACATAGATGTACAAGCGGAGTTATAATATGTATAGTATAATCACAGACGAATTTAGTAATAATCAGACGTTGTTCCGCTCCCCCCACAATCACTTCATCCCGCTAGACCCTGCAAACCGCCACTATCAGGAAGTGCTAGACGCAATCATTGAACAAGGCACAGACTGCTTTGACGGTGATATTCCAGAAGACCTACAAGCAGCGGCAGACGCTAAACTGTTTGCTCAACAGCTTGCAGACTACAAGACAGCCACAGCAAGACTAGCACAGTATGTGGTCGCAGAAGGTCGCAATCAGGTCACAGAGATGCAGCCTACTGGTGAACAGGTCTGGAACGAAGAAACAATGGAACTGGAAAACGTGATGCATGAGGTTATCACAGTTACAGCCATTGAACCTGTTGAGGCTACAGTCACACGCATGGTGTACTCTGATGACATGGATGCGGAGCCTGTCGAGGAAACCATTGAGAACCCTGTGATTACGACTGATGTAGCAGAACGTGCAGAAGCACAGGCTACTGTAGATGCTACCCCGCAAGCGGTTAAAGATGCGGCATAACTAAGGAGAAAAGCAATGGCAGAAAAAAAGCAAACCATTGTCATAAACGACAAAGAATACACTGAGGATCAGCTTACTGATCAGCAAAAGATTATGGTAAATCATGTTACTGATCTTGACCGCAAGATTGGCACTACTCAGTTTAACTTAGATCAACTAGGCGTAGGCAAAAAAGCATTCGTAGATATGCTGACTGCTTCACTAGAAGAAACAAAAGAAGCGGCATAAAGCACTTGCATTGGTGCTTTATTAAGTGCTATAGTTAGGTATCCCAAAAAGATAGAACTATATGCAATTACAGAAAGCTGTATTAGACAGTCTGTTTCTGTTCAACCAATCTCCAGATCACAGACTGTATACCCTGGTTGAATTCAACCACTACTGCCTTTTCCCCCTAATCCACCAAAAAGCCCGACTGTTTTATAACGGAGATAAACCAATAGGTTTTGTATCTTGGGCATGGCTTACTGAGGAAGAGGCACAGGATTTCATATCAGAACGATGGATGCCCAGCGAAGAGGTACATAAACGTCCTGATATAATTGATGACCAATACCAACTTTGGGGAATAGATTTCATATCCCCATACGGTCATTCCACAAAGGTCATGCGTGGCATGATGAAACATTCACAATCCGTCTTGGGCCAACGTGTTCCTGCCAATTGGCGGCGGTTTAAACAGCCAGATAAAATTCATACGAAGGAGTTCTAATATGGGCGGTGGCGGCGGCGGTGGAGACACCATCACAAACACAGGTTTGGGCGATGATCAGTATCAGACCCTTGCAGATAACCAAGTAGGTATTTCTGGGCAGATTACTACTGCACAAGATGATGCTGATGCAGCGTATGATAATATATACACCAGATTTGACCAATCCAGAGATCGTCAGAATGATATTTCTAACGCTATTGGGTCAAAGGGGTATAATTACGATTTTTCTAATTTTGCTGACGGCGTGACTCTCACGAATGCAACTGATGCATTGGGAATGGCTGTAGGTCTTCAAGACCAAGATTTAAAATATGATGTTAACGGCGATGGTGTAGTAGACCAGTTGGATGGACAAGGGATGATGAGTAACATCGTTGGCCTTGATCCTAACACTCAAAATACGGGCCTCTACAAAGAGTTTGCTGACCAAACCCAAGCCATGACAGATCAGTTTGGAAATGTCATTGCGGGTCAGGGGGATTTGAATAGAACTATTGGTCAACAGGCTTTAGGAACCCAGAATGTAATTGGCGGCAACTTAGATACTCTTGGTCAAACTATGGGTGGTAGATTTGATACCGTTGATACTAATGTTGGAAATGTACAAGGTGCTGTTGATCAGGGATTTATAGATCAAGGCCAACGCTTCGATACTCTAGATACTAGCGTTGGTGGCGTACAAACCGCTGTTGATGCTGGCAATACCGCAAACACCGCTGGGTTTGAAGCAAATGCTCAAGGATTTGAGGATGTTGGTAAGGGTTTTGAAGACGCTTCTGGTGAACTTACAGAAACTCAGGCTACTATATTAGAGGGCCAAGGTGCTTTAAGTGGTGACTTAGATACTATGTCTAATAACCAAGATACTTATGCAGCCCAATCATTAGAAAACCAAGGCGCATTAAAGACTGCCGCTGACGGATTTCAAACTAGCTTTGATACATACACCGATAGATATGCAGATGATCAAGAACTGGCTCAACAGTCACGGGCAGATCTGGCTACTGCACAGGCTAATCAAACAGATCGTTTGCGTGAGGATATGGGTGCTTATGCACAGGCCACTGCTACGGGTCAGGCTAACTTGGGTACTCAACTAGGTGATGTTGCCACAGGCGTTGGTGCTGAGTTCCAGAACCTAGGCACTGCGGTTGAAGGCGGCTTTAGTCAGGCTGGTACTGATGCACTGGCTTCACAAGAAAACCTTACTACACGACTTGGTAATCTTGGCGATATTATGACTACTACAGGTGCTAATATTGATGCAAATACTCAGCAACAATATGAAGCCTTGTCTTCTAGTTTTGATGAAAACGGTCAGCTAATACAAAACTCTATTACGGACAACGGCGATACGATTAGCCGCCAAATGGATGATCAGGGCAATATCATTGCTACCCGTTTTGATCAGTCAGGCAATCAAGTTGATCAAGTAAATATGAACGTCAACGAAATGCTGACACAGGCTGAGAATTATCAGCGGGATCTAACAGGCCAGATACAGGGTGTAGGTGATGGGCTTATGTCTGGTCAGGCCGATTTAACTCAGCAAGTAGGTCAAAACCAATCAACCACCAACAATGCTGTTACGGACATCCAACAGGCTATGACAGGTGGATTTGATAAGTTAGACGGGGGCCAAATATCACAAGCCCGTGATCTAGCTAAGATTGCTGCGGCCCAGACTGATCTAGATATGAACATGCGCCAAGACTTTAACCAGCTTGGTTCAGCTTTCTCAGACAACGGCGAACTTATTAAAAACAGCATCGATGAGCAGGGTAATACAATATCCCGTGCGATGGATAATCAAGGCAATCTTTTACTCCGTTCCTTCGACGTAACGGGTAAGCAGATTGGTAACAAAGTAATCAACATCAATCGCTCCCTAAACGATTTAAGCAACGTACAGAATATGCAGGGCGGTAATGCATCTATGGGCAATCTTAGCCCACCAATGTCTTCGGCTGTTCCTAGTTCTGGCTTTGCTTCACCGTTTGCAACGACAGGCAATACGAATATGGCGCTGGGCAGAGACAATAAATCTGACCTGTCAATGATTCAATCACAGTTTGCACCAAACCCTAATGCGTAAGATTAAGGACTTTAATTAATGCATCCAGTAACAGTATCCAAAGACTGCGTAGAACTTGTTAAAAAGTTTGAAGGTCTGCACAAAGTAAAAGACGATGGAATGGTACACGCATATCGCTGCCCCGCAGGAAAGTGGACGATATCATGGGGTCACTGTAAGGGCGTTAGATCAGGTATGAAGGTTACTATGGCTCAATCTGAGCAGTTTCTTTTAGATGATTTAGAAGAACACGGCAGTATAGTTAAGAAATACGTTAACGTACCTTTAACGCAGTCGCAGTATGATGCCCTGACTTCATTTGTATTTAACTTAGGTGGCGGTAATTTTCGTAGTTCAACACTGCTTAAAAAGCTTAACAAGGGGTTGTATGATGAAGTTCCTGAACAAATCATGCGCTGGAATAAAGCCCGTGTAGATGGCAAGCTAACACCGCTTCGTGGGCTAACCCGTAGACGTTCCGCAGAGGCTGCTATCTTTGCCCGTGACGCACAGTTACCTTCTGATGAAGGTGGCCCAGCAATGCCACAGAAGCCTACCGCAGAGGCTCCTAAATCTCTTGCTAAGTCCAAGACAATGGCAGGTGCAGGGATCGCTGGCGCAGCTACTGCAATGAATGAGGTAGCAGGGCAGATCCAAGGGCTAGTTGCCTACGCCCCAATGCTTAAAACAATCTTTTTGATCTGTGCAATCGGCGGCATTGGTTTGGCTGCATATGCACGGTTTAAAGATAATAAAGAGGGCATCCATTGATGTTCATATTCGGCAAGATAAAGACCTATATCATTGCCACTTTGGCTTTAGCCTTACCCATTATTTATGTGATGGGTCAGGTTAAGGGTCGGGCCAAAGAAAAGAATAAAGTCCTGCAAGACGATCTTCAGGCGCAAAAGAAAACGACCAATTTTTATAAGAAAATGGCAGAACATGAAGCTGACAGTCTTACTGACCGCAAGTCTCTTACTGAGCGGCTGCGGGGCAACGGTTTATAGAACCGATCTGGAAGTATATTGCCCGCCTATAGAGCAGTATTCTTCAGAATTTAATCAAGAATTAGCGGATGAGTTGGACGCCCTAGACGGGGATCATACAACTATACCGATGGTAATCGCTGATTACGCAAAGCTGCGTGACCGAATCCGTGCATGTGAAAAAGAGAAGGATAATATCTAATGGGCTTTTGGGCAGACACATTCGGCGGCGGTAACAGCTTTACGGAAAGCGTAGCAAATACATTTACTCCTAATGATGGCGCATCCTATGTGGGTGGAACATTAGTTTACGATGATGATGATAATGACCCATCAAATAATGTTGTTGTGCCGTCCTCTGACATAGGCGAAGGCGGTACATATTCAGGATCAGGTAATAGTACCAGCACGAATAATTCTGATTACAGCCCTGCGTTTAATAACCCGAATGCTGAACCTGAAACGGTAACAGGTGCAGCACCATCTGGTATTAACAAGGTTCTAGGCTTCGCTTCTCCTGTTGGTGTTATTGGGGCTATAGCGGGGTGGGCTAATGGCCTTGACCCAGAAACCCAAGAAAAAGGCGTGTACGGCGGTAAGCAGGTATATGAAAATAAAGAAACAGGTATGCAGTACTCCTATAATTTTCTAGGGCTTCCTTACCAGGTAGAAGTGAACGAAACCACAGGTCAGGTACAAGACTTCTTACGCAAAGACGCATCTGGTAAATACCCTGGCGACGAAGGATATGACCAATCATCCTCTGGTTATGAGAAAATGGCCCAAGACGCCCGTGATAACGGCGACGATGATCAGGCAGACGCTATTCTCCAAGAAGCCGCCGACAACGCTACTGAGGACGATGGTAGTAACTCTACAACGTCAGGGGCAGAAACCATCATTAAGATGGCTGAAGAAGCTGGTATGGCTACCAGCAACGAACAAATACAAGCCATCCTAGATGATCCTGCGGGGTGGCTAAAGGCTAACGGTGCTTCGCTTTTAGAAAAAGTACCTAATCTTGATCCTGAGACTGCAGGAACATTGCTAGACCCTACTAACCCTAACTATTTATTAGGTGATAGTCCTACTGTTGCAGTAGCAACTACAGGTGATGCATCTACAGTTGATAGTGTAGTTAATCCTGGCGCAGAGACATATGACGCTAGTACAACCGCAGATCAGCTAGGAACAGATGCAACAACAGTAAATGCAGCCACAGGTGAAATTCGTGACGAAAACCTAGTAGACGCTGCCCAGATTGATATGACGGGCGCTGCTACGGGCGTTAATGCAGACGGTACGGTGAGTGTTACAGGCGAGGCTCTCAACGACTTTGCTACACAAAATATCAGTAACATCATCGATACGTCTACGGTTGCAGGAAAGCTGTTAGCCCAGAAGCTGGGCGAGGGTAACTACACTGATAGTAAGGCTACCATCCTAGGGCAGATGGAGATTATCTCTGCCGAATTTAAAGACAGTAACGGCAACCCTGTAATACCGCCTTGGGCACAAGCATTATCCCGTGACGTTGCAAAGACAATGGCTTTCTCTGGTATTTCTGGAACCGCCATGACGGCTGCAATGTCGAATGCGATTATGGAAGCAACCTTAGGTGTTGCAGAAAAAGAGGCCACTTTCTTCCAAACCCTCACAACAAAGAACCTGGATAACCGACAAGAAGCTATAATCAACAAAGCCGCTGTATTGGCTAAATTTGAAGTAGCAAATCTTGATGCACGTCAGGCCGCTGCGGTACAGAATGCTAAAGCCTTCTTGGAAATGGATCTGGCTAACCTGACTAATGAGCAACAGGCTGAAGTTGTTAATACTCAGGCAATGGTTGATGCCATCTTTAATGATCAATCGGCTATTAACGCAGCCCGTTTATTTGGGGCAGAGCAAGCCAACGATATGCAGAAATATTATGATAATATGAATGCACAGATTTCGTTGCAGAACGCTGAACAAATCAATCAGATGACTAAGTTTAATACAGGTGAAATTAATGACGGGCGAGAGTTTAACGCCAAGCTAGAGCAGTCTCGCCAGGAATTTTATGCAGATATGCAATATAACTTGGACCTTGCAAATGCAAAATGGAGACAGACGGTAGCCACTACAAATACGGAAATGGAATTTGAAGCTGCAACTTTAGATGTAAAAAACACCTTAGATCTTTCTACGGAAGCAATGACCCGTATGTGGGATCGTGTGGACAATCTTCTCGACTATATCTTTAAGGGATGGAATGCGGAGTCAGATCGTGACGCCACCATCTTAGCCGCTGAGATTAGGGCGCAAGCAGGTAGCAGTGGTGGCGGCAACAGCATCATTGATGGTTTATTTAAGCTAGGTGCTGCGTGGATCACATCATCAGATGAACGCCTAAAAGAAAACGTAGAATACTACGACACTATCAAAGGCGTAAAATACTACACATGGGATTGGAATGCAGAAGGCAAACGAGTGGGTGCAGATAAGTACCCCAGCTTTGGCGTCATTGCCCAGCAAGTTCAGCGTAAATACCCCAAGGCGGTAACCGTAGATGAAAACGGATACCTAATGGTTAATTATGGAGAGATCCAATGAAGTTTGAAGACGCCGTAAAAAAATCCATTAGGGAATTTATGAAGGGTAAGACGCCCAGCGCTACAGATGAAATGGCAGAGGATGGTATTTTTCATACCCCTGAATATTTCGATGAGTTGGAAGAAAAGATCCTGGGAGAAGTTAAAGAAGAGGAGAGCGTAGATGAAGATGTTTGATGCCCCAATAGCGGGTGCTAACTACGCCGCCGATACACGAAACTACCCTTGGCATAGGCCCCCCGACATCGTGAATTACGATGAAGGTGTGGACTACATGATCACTAAGATGAAAGAGCCAGATCAGATTGAACTGGTGTTCTCTCTCCTAGAAATCGATGCCCATGTAACCACGGTTGTAACCTCGCTCCTGATGCAGGGTATATCCCGTGGCAAGTTTTCAATTGATTTAGCCATTTTAATGGCAGGGCCAATCGCACGGTACATTAGCATTATCGCTGATGAGCAAGACATTAAGTATGACATGGGTGTAGGCGAGAAAGATCGTATTAGTATCACCCCTACTTCTCTAAAAATGGCGCTGGGCATTTATGATGATGATGAGGAAGAAACCCTAGAGGTTCTAGAGGAAGCCCCTGTCATTCCAGAAGGTGGTCTTATGGGTGCGCCTACAGAAGATGAGGCTGCTCCTGAAGATGAACAAGCTGCAATGTTGGGTATGGTAGAAGAAGAGGAGCCTACAGATGAGTTGGCGTGATGCACGGGCTAAAGTAAATAGTGGCTTCTACAAACCTAAAGAAGAAAGTCCTTTGGCAACAGGATTTGCCGCAGCCGCAGATATTGTAGCTAAAAGCTGGATGCAGGACGCTGCCGACGATACGGCGGCTGAAAAGGATCGCCTGAAGGAAGAAAAAGCAGAACGTAAGCGCATTCGTGAAGAACAACGTGAAAAAGAAAAAAAGGACCAGGAAAACAGGGCTACTGCAAAAGCAGCTATAGCCCAAGCGCAACTTCCCAGTTCTCCTGAGATATTTCAGCAAGCATTTGTAATGGCCCAAGGTGGGGCAGACCAATCAAAGATTTATGACTACTTCATAAGTGGCATTAATAAAGGCGACATAGAAATGGTAGGCCCAGAGCAGGGTCCAGGATTACCTAGTAACACTAACATTCTTACTGATTTGGAGAGTGGTTCAGGTGGGGCTAATGCGCTTCTTAATCAATCACAAAACAGCCAATTTAGTGACATCAACGTAAGCACCATGCCGATTAGTAAGGTAATGAAGTTCCAACAGAAACGTGGGCCTGGTTCGTATCACGCATGGTCTAAGGAAAACATGCCAGATGGAACAGAGGCTAAAGAACAAGGTTTAGGGTCTACCCCTGTAGGTAAGTACCAGTTCATTGGTGACACATTAAAAGACTTGAAAGAAAACGGAACACTGGATTCGCTAGGTATCACCGACGATACAATCTTCGATGAGAAAACCCAGGATGCTCTATTTGTGCGCTATGCACAGGATCGCTTGAAAGGCAAAACAACAGATGAAGAACGTATTGCTGAAATGCGTAACATCTGGGAAGGCCTGAAGAAAGCTTCGGATGAGCAGGTTCTGTCTGTTATTGCGGGGATTGAAACAGGAACATTTGATGAAGGCGAAGAAGTAGAAGATCGCTCTATGATGAAGGGTGAGACTGCTATCTTTAATCCACCAGAACGTGAGCGTGAAGAGATTGATATTTCAGGCATTAAAACTTTCCAAGATTGGCAAGCATTTGGAAGTAACCTTAAAGCCAATCAGTCAGAGTATTCTGAGGAGTGGAGAGAAGAATATGAGGCCAGAGGCAATCAACTATTTAGGGAATATTT